GATTATGCTTACCAAATATGAATGTTTAGGATGCGCTTTATGCTCAATCTTTTTTGTTATGTTAACTGTCGTTGCCATGTCTTGGCATATGATATTCGTTGCCATAGCATTTACTTTTTGCGCCATGTTATGCGCATTCTTGCCATTAATTTTAGAAACATGGGAAGATGATGCTTGATATTACTGCATATGTGCAGTACACTATTCACATAAACCACAGTAAAGGAAGGAAGCGCAATGAAAAGTATAACTATGCATAGAGGGATTCTTAAACTTGTTAAGAGAATGAAAAATTCAAAGATAGGAAACCCACAATTTATGCTTGAATGTGATGGATACCAATTCAGAACAAAAGCTAATGCTAACATTGCATACGCAATAGAAAAATATTTTGATAAAGAAGTTATTGTTTCTATTGGCATTCATAGAAATTGCTTAACCCTAAATACAATATGTAGCACATAAGGAGGTAACATGACTGTATTTTATAAAGTAGATCCATTCAATGCAAATGTAACTGAACATCAATCAAAGCTTAAAGTTGATGAAATCAATTCATTAATTGGTTCACGACTGTTTGCAGCAGTTCGCTTGTATGCAAATCGTGATGGGGCATTTATTGATGATGAAGGATTGTATGTTGACAATCAAATGTTCTGGATACATCGCAACTATCCAACACCATTAGCTGGCATTGGTATTATCACAGGATGTGATGACAGAGGAGAGATAATATCACCAATAGAAAAACTGCAAACAGTTTGGGATGATATTGTTTTTATCGGCAGAAGATCAGACATTGGCAAAGATCTTATGTTAGCTAACAAGAAAATCCAAAAACAAATTGAAGAATCTGATGACTTTAGATCTCTTTATTTTCTACAAGAGGAGGTAGCATAATGAAATGCATTCAATGCAATAATACTGGCAGTATCTATGTGCCAGATGGCTTGGGATGTGTGGTCAAAGAACCATGCGAATGTAGTGATTATTATGTTGATGAGATCAGCCGAGCATTCTTTAACTGGCTAACTGCTTGCCCTCAATCAATAAGGATATCACATGTTGACACAGATAATACAGATGATGATTACGTCTCGTATTCATATGTGTTCACACTACCTAAAAATCCTGATGCCATTCCCGAAAGGTACAGGAAATACATATCAGCAATAGGCCAAATAACAGGAGGTATCAATGGATAATCGCACACCAAAATTCACACACAAAGATTATCAATGGTTTGTTGACAACATCTCAGATTTGTTTTCATCACCCACTGACATCAATCAATTTGCCAAGCGTCTGCGTACAACAAATCCTAAATTCAAAGAAGATTACTTCATTGAAAAGATGGTTAAGAAATGGGAGCAATCTTATGAGATTGATGCCATGGCAGAAGAAGCAACGATGAAACAAGACTATGATGACATGTGCATTTATGGTTCAGTAAAAAATGGAGGTATCAGTGCCTAATCATACAGATAACAGACTTGTTTTATCACATGATAAAAGTCAAATGATTGATATGATTTGCAATATCATGGATGATGAAAACACCCCATTGTGCCAAACACTTATCCCTATGCCAAAGGAACTTGAAGGTACACGCGCCCTCAATGATACACCTAATTGGTATGATTGGAGATTAGCACATTGGGGTACTAAATGGGATATATATGATGTGAGTTATCAACGATTAGATAACAAAACATTATCGTTGTATTTCCACACAGCTTGGTCGCCACCATTTCCAATCTTTGACAAACTTACAGAGATGGGCTTTGAATTTACTGCCCGTTACCTTGACGAGGGTTGGTTTTACATTGGTGAATATAACAGTTGTGGAAATCATGTGCATTTTAATAATGTGGATGATGTTATAAAGCAATATCCAGAACTTGATTACGAGTTTTCTATTAGTGATATGCTTTATGAAATGGAGGAAGCAAATGCAAGTTAAATCTGGCGTGCCAATTCCACCAGCACTCAAGCAGAGAGGTAAATGGAATTGGTTAGACACATTGAAGTGTGGGCAAAGCATACACTTTGATGACGAGAGACAGTTTGAAAATGTTAGACGCACATTGCGAACAAAAGGATTCAATGCTGTTACAAGAAAAACCAAAGAAGCTTGGATCATCTGGATAACAGAAGAACCAAAACTTAAAAAGACTGCTTGATAATTTTGCATATATGCATTATGCGTAATGCATGATTAGTTATATAAACCAGCTACAAAAACAAGCAGATGATATGGATGTTCGCTTAATTGATGCATTCAAAAAGGCGAACATCCCAACATCTACATTTTATAGGGCAATGCAAGGATGCGATTTACGACTGGCAACAGCGCGAAAGGTGTCAGATGCCATCAAGTTTTACGCATTACAAAAATCCCAAGATGATAACCAATAGTTGGAAAGATATAATCCAACAGATGGTTGCAATAAGAAATGCGCAAGGCATTTCACAAGAGCAATTAGCATTTAAGATTGGTTGCCATCCTTCATTAGTTCATAAATGGGAACAGCATAAACGTGTGCCATCTGGTTTCATGTTCTCATGCTGGGCAGATGCTCTTGGCGCGCAGATCAAAATCCAATAATAACAAAGGGATGCCAGCCGCTTGTGAGTATTGTCATACAATGACGCACTATTATGTTATCTTAATGACTGGTGCTATTTACTGTATAAAATGTATGGAGACACATGGATGGGAACATCTCAGCGCAACAAGGGCAGTTACCACGAAAGGTGGTGGGTCAAATGGTTCACGGAAAAGGGTTGCCAAGCGAAAAGAACGCCACTCTCAGGACAGTTGGGAGGAGACTTTAGTGGGGACATCCACATCCAAACCAAAGACGGAGTGGTAACTGGCGAAAGCAAATACCAAGCTGATGGCAGAGGGTTTAGTTTCTTAACTAAAACTCATATCGAACAGCCAGCAGATATATATTTGCTAAAGCAAAAACGAGGGCCAGCATTCATATGCATAGAGATATCAAACCCATTAGCTAAAAAAATAGTGGGTTGGCTAGGTGGAGGTAAAACCTAACCAACCCAAGTTAGGGAGGAGCAATGAATAAAATGCTTCTTGCTAACAAAAATATGATCTCTTCTATTGATATTGTCAACACCATAACTTATACTGCATATATGCAGTAGGAGGTATATATGTTTCATCATATAGCATGGGCAATGAAAGCTGATACGCCAGATGCTTTGTGTCGCTGGTTGTTAGTTGTATTAGCCGATCATACTAATGAACAAGGCACATGCTTTCCATCTCAAAATACATTAGCCGCAAGAACTGGTATGCACAAAGCAACAGTATGTAGAAAACTTTTGCTCTTAGAAGAAGCTGGTTTAATACAACGCACAAATGGAACAAAAGGGAAAAGCACTGTGTATAAGTTGGTAGTCGCAGAGTGCGACAACCTAGTCGCAGAGTGCGACACTAAACTACCAGTAAACTATATAACTAAAAGGGAGAGGGTTTCTGATGAATGGAAACCATCTAATGAATTGATGAATGCAATTAATGAAATCTTGTCTAGCAAACAATCGGAGGTAAACCATGACATTGAGGCAGATAAGTTCCGCAATTACCACATTGCCAAAGGAAGCAGATTTGCAGACATTGACAGAGCATACCGAAACTGGTGCAATCGCTCTGTCGAATACGCAAAACAGCAAAGCATTAGCCAGGCTAATAGAGGCAAAGGAAACGCCAGCAGATATCACAAACAAAGTGATAAAATGCGTGGAATCATTAGTCACTTTGCAGATAAAGTATGACAAAGATTTCAACATACAAAAATTCACAATCAACTCTGACAGCAAAGACAATCTGATCAAAGCATACAAGGCAGTGCTTCAAAGCTGTGTGCCGTTGCCGACCTCAGATATCGAGCAACGGCTCACAGCGATGTTGCCATTGATAACATTACCAGCAAACATGGATATGGACATGGCTATCTTAAAGATAGAAACAATCGCTAAGAAGTTGTCAGAGTTTCCAGCAGACATGGTTATCAAAGCAATAGAAAAGGTTGAGCAGACATGTAAGTTTATGCCAACTTATGCAGAGTTCTATGCGCATATATATTTCTATCATTATGAACGCAAAAAACTTTTGGACAGTTTGCAAATATCAATAGACAAATTAAACTAAACAATGCTATGTTGCATATATGCAGTAGGAGGTACGCATGAATAGAAAAGGATTTATTGGAGGCAGTGATCTCTATAATATTATGAAGGGAGATTGGCATGACTTATGGCTTGTCAAAACAGGGCGCAAAGAGCCTGATGATTTGTCTGACATTTTCCGTGTTAATCTCGGTGTCGCCACTGAAGACTTCCATATTGACTGGTTTAGCCGTCATGCTGGTTTTCCTGTTGAGGAAAAGCAAAAAGAATTTAGCTTAACAATAGATCATGTGCCATACAAAGGGCAAGCTGATGCTATCATGCGCACCGATGATGCTTATGCGCCTAACACTGTGTTAGAATGCAAGCACACTTCTAGCAACAAAAGCATGAAAGATATGCTAGAGAATTACATGCCGCAACTTCACATGTACATGCGGCTATCAAATACAAACGAGTGTTTTTTCTCTGTGATCTTTGGCAATGAATGGGCATGGTGTCGCGTCAACTTTGATGAAGAGTATTGGTTGAAGGTGCATCATACTGTTATGGATTTCTGGGAATTAGTAGAAACAGAAATAGAGCCGCCAGTTGATGGCGTTGGTGTTGATAAAATAGATTGGTCTAGCATTGCCATTGATGGCTTGGTTGCCAGAGACGCAAGCAAAGACAACTATTTTATAGATCTTGCGCATAATTATGTACAGACAATTGATGCCGCAAAAGATCACGAAACCGTAAAGAAACAATTACGATCTTTAATTCAAGAAGATGAGAGGGAAGTGTACTGTGATTTCTTATCTATCAAACGAGACAAGCGCGGCGCATGTCGCATTGTAATAAAAAAAGAGGCAGAATAAACTGCCCCTTTTCTTATCATCAACAACACATGTTAGGAGAACATGATGCCCAATGATACTAAACCAAATACAAAAGTCCAGCCCAAAACTTTAACCGAAGCGTTAATTGCATTCCACAATACAGGCGCATCAGCTAAAAAATCTGGCAAAAATCCACACTTCAAATCAAACTATGCCACGCTAGAAGAGGTTATTGATACCGCTAGATTGGCAACAGAGTATGGTATAACATTTACCCAACTCATTGACTTTGAAGAAAACATAATCTTTGTAAGAACAAAGATCATGCACATCTCTGGCGAAGAGTTAGAAAGTAGAACGCCAGTGATGACACCAGATATGTCTAACCCACAAAAGATGGGATCAGGCATTACCTATGCCAAACGCTATGGCTTGCAGTCTGCGTTTGGTTTGCCGTCA